CTATCTACACGATATAGAACTAATTTCATATTCAAATCACCATGAAGATATTCTTCACCCATACGAATATGAAGGTCGAAGTCATCTTGACCGAAGAATTTTGATACTCTGGTGATTGGTAGTTTATTATCCATATCTTAATAAATAGTTGAATCTTCCATTCTATTTAGTTATATTATATATAATAGATGGAAAAGAAAATACCTGAAATTGAAGCAAGGGAAATATTGAACGAATATGAAGGTTCCAATAACGTTTTATTGGATTACAAACGAAAATTTGTGGAAGTTAAAAATTTTAAATTAACTCGTCCACAGGCGGAGTATGTTATAAAGTATAAGGATACAATTCCAAAAGTTGCAAGAAAATATATTGGTGTTGTCAATACATTTGGTGAAAAGATAATGGAAGATATGTTATTAACAAAACCTCCTGAAAAGATATGGTGTGAAAAGTTATTATGTGAGTCAGATAAGGCTTACCATATTTGGGGTAAAATTATCGATAGTCAACAAAACCACGCATTATGGTTACCAAAGTCTGCAATTGTTCAAGAGGAGAAAAAATTAAATCGTGTAATTGATTATTCCAAATATTCTGTTAGACCTCCGATGGACCACCAAAAAATCGCTATTGAAAAGTTATTAGCGAATAATAAGTTTATTCTTGCCGATGATATGGGACTTGGTAAAACAACCTCCGCAGTTATTGCTTCTTTAGAGAGTGAAGCTAAGAAAGTTCTAATTGTATGTCCAGCATCTCTTAAAATCAACTGGCAAAGAGAAATTGCCAATTACTCAGATAGACGTGTATTAATCGTTGAAGGTCGTAAATGGGGTTCTACGTTTGATTTTTACATCATTAATTATGACATTATTAAAAATTATCATACAACAGATAAATCTGAAGATAGTGACGATTACAAATTGTTAGTGAATGAAAAATTTGATTTGGTAATTGTAGATGAAGCTCACTACATTTCCAACACAACGGCAAATAGAACTCGTTTATTAAATGATGTGTTAGACCAAATTCCTAAAGTCTGGTTACTAACGGGTACTCCAATGACATCAAGACCAATTAATTATTTCAACTTATTGAAAATCGTGGAATCTCCACTCACATTAAATTGGCAAAGTTATGTTCGTAGATATTGTAAAGGATTTCAATTTAAAGTTGGTAATCGAAAAGTATGGAATACAAGTGGGGCAAGTAATTTAGATGAACTTCGTGAGAGAACTAAAAACATTGTTCTTCGTAGAATGAAAACCGATATTCTTGATTTACCTGAAAAGATTGTTACTCCAGTGTTTGTTGAGTTGAATAGTAAAATGTATGATGAAGAACTTGAGGAGTTTACTCGTATTAGTAATGATAAGAAAAATGATGAAACTATTAGTGTGACATTAAATCGTTTGATGAAAGTTCGTCAATTAATATCATATGAAAAAATACCATATACTTGTGAGATTATTGATAAATGTTTAGAACAAGGTAAGAAAGTTATTGTTTTAACTAACTTTACAATGACCTTAGATATGTTACATGAAAAATATAAGAAAAATTCAGTAATTCTTGATGGTCGTATGTCTAAGGATAGGAGACAAGAATCTGTAGATAGATTCCAAAATGAAGACAAAATAAAAGTGTTTATAGGAAATATTAAAGCCGCAGGTGTCGGTATTACTTTGACCGCCGCAGAAGTTGTTATCATGAATGACTTATCATTTGTACCTGCAGACCACTCACAAGGAGAAGACCGAGCATATCGTTACGGACAAAAGAATAGTGTATTAGTTTATTACCCTGTATTTGAGAATACAATTGAAAAGGTAATTTACAACATTTTACAAAAGAAAAAGAACGTCATTGACCAAGTAATGGGTGACGGGGAATATTCAGAATCGTTCAGTAAGGATTTACTTAAGAGTCTCCTTTAATAGTCATTATAGCATCCCTTAATGTTAAATCTAAATCCTTGTGTTCAGGGTCACCAATTATAAGAGTTAATTTCTTATTTTCTAAATCCAACGTTAATACATTTTCACCTTCACCTGTTTTATAGGTAAATTCAAAATCATTTTTACCCGCCGTTTCAAATAAGTCTAATAGTGTCTTGTTCATAACTTAAATATAAGATATTTATAAGAATATATCAAATTATGGCTACAATTATTTCAGCAGAAGAAAAAGAAAAATTATACACCCAAGTATTTCACCTTTTAGGTATGCCTGTTCGTGGTATTGAACTTACCGAAGAACAAATGGATACTTTTATGGAATTATCTTTATCTGAATATGAACAATATGTAAGTGATTGGTTAATTGAATCTCAATGGTCAGCATTAGCAGGTTTAGATGTCGATACTCAATCATTAAGTAGAGCATTTACAAATCGTAGTTTAGATTATGAAACTCAATACACTTATGCTTATTCTAAAATCGTAGGATTACAAGCAGGTGGTGATAATGAATTAAAAAAGGATTTTTTTACAATTACACAAAATCAACAAGTTTATCAAATACCAGCTGGTCGTGAAATAAATGAACTTTTATGGTTCCAAAGAGCGACTTTAACAGATTCTATTGTAGATCCGTTCTTAGGTGGATTTGGTGGTCTTGGTGGTGCTGGTTTTGGTAGTGCTGGTGGTTTTGCTCAAACAGGTTCTGCGGGTTCATTTTTTATGATGCCGGCTTTTGACTTGTTACTTAGAATGGGTGATAGAAATATTAAAAACCGTTTGATTGGTGGTGATGTAACTTATAGAATTACTGCAGGTCCTGAAGGAACTAAAATGATTCATCTTTATAATGTACCTGGTGGTAAATTTGACTTTACAAACTTAAGAAGTAACAACTATCAAGTTTGGTATTGGTATTATGATACTATGGATAGAGATACTTGTTTAAAGAAAAACAAAGACGTTATTAAATTACCTTCTGATGTTATGACCGATGAATTAACATGGGACGAATTAAATAAACCTTCACAAAACTGGGTTAGAAAATATTTGATTGCTTATGCAAAAGAAGGTTTAGGTAGAATATGGGGTAAATTCTCAGGAGACTTACAAGTTCCTGATAGTTCAGTTAAATTAGATTATCAATCATTAATTACTGAAGGTAAAGATGAAAAATCTAAATTGATTGAAGAACTTATGGCAAGATTGGAAAGATTACGACCTGACAAACTTCTTGAAAGAAAAGCTGGTGAGGCCGAAAATCTTAACAAATCTCTTAAGTTCAGAGCAATGCCTTCTCCGTTTAACGTAATCTAACTTTCTATTGCGTGAAATGCATAATCGTGATTATTATTCTCGATTATTTCATCTTCATTAGACATAATACTTTGTTCTTGTAACGAAACAACTTTTCTGTTGTGTTCAACCCAAAATTGGTCAGCAAGTTCTAAACTATTTTCCACATACATAAAGTAAGGGTCTCTTTGTACTTTGTTCCAAAATATTACTTCACTATCGGATAAAGTCATAACCTCATCTAATTTATCTTGTCCTTCTTCTTTTAATGGGAATCCATTAACTAATTCACATTGTTGTTTAGTAAAATATTGTCTATCTTTTGGGTCATCAATTAAAATATCTTCTCTAATTGAAGGATTAAATGCAACAAGTAATGGTTCAACACGTTTATTAAAATTATTCAAATAACGAGGAACATTATAATCACCTTTTAAATCAGGATTATTTGTTATTTCTTTTTCATCAATCATATAACAGTTAATCTCGATGTAATCATTCGGCATTGGGTAACCATGTTTAGCAATAAATTCTTCTTGAACTTTCTTTGATGGTTTAGCAATTTTCTGAACGTCCCCTGAAGATTTTTTAGAACCATTATTAATATAATAAATTGTATCACCTAAACCTGCAGGATAATCATTCAACATAATTAACTCCATATGTGCTTGACGAGACATTAAAGAACCTGCCTTAGTTGTCTTCATTACATATTTCTTATACTCCGCAATACTTTGTTTAACACGAGCTTTGTTTGCAATTTTTGATAATGGAATTTCTTTATTATAAATTTTACCTACATAATCATAATATAATTCTACGAACGAATGACCATCACCATTTAACAAATATTTTAATCCTTCATCTAAAAACTCAACAATATATGTTTGTAATTTTTTAGATTTGATTGTATTACCTGTTAATTTAATTTTCTCTTTACCTTTCTTCATCATTTTAATGATGTAGTTCTTACGAGAAACATTGATACAAGCCGGAGCAATATAGTCAATATCTAAACCCATTTCATTTCTCATGAATATATCATTGAACTCTGCGGTGTCCGCTTCAATACCCGTATATTCTTTTCCTTCTTTAACTAATTCATTTAATCCTTTACCAACGTATCTTGTATTTTCAATCCCATCAGGTGTCTCAAAATTCACACCATCCGTGTCCATTACGAGAGGTTTATAACCTTTCTTCATAAAGAACATAATCATCATACGTAAACACTGACGACCAATACAAGTAATAGTTTCACCCGCATCCATTTCTCCCCAAGGGAATACGTGTGGAGCCGATAATGAACCAAAGTATGCGTTAATAAAAATCTTAATTGGTAATTGTTTACGGTCATACATCTCTGCCATTACAGGGTCCTTATCTTTTAATTCACCGGCAAGATGTTTATATTTAATACGAATATCACGGAAATATTTTAACATTGATTTTTGCACTCCCATTACATCACACGCAGGAAATACATCATATACTAATTGAATAGATGGGTAAAGTGATGCGTAGTCAAATTTAACAATGTTCTTTGCATAACCTACATTTAATAATCTTGATAATCCACCTGTGAATGCACGTTTCTCATCTTTAGATGGAATTGCCAAATTATTTTCATAAGACCATGCTAACATAATAATTTTCCACAATGTTGCAGTTCCCATTGTTGCAATTCTTTCATATGTAGTAGGTACCAATTTAGAAAGTAAAAATGTTGATTGAGAGAAACTATCATCTACAATCATAGTTTCATACAAGTCATCGTCAAGATATTGTTCAACAATTTTTCTACCTGGCCAAATCTCAAACTTGCCAGGATATTTTTGTAATAAACCTTCAGTACCAGGTTCTCCAATTTGTTTGTAATTTCCTGTTTTTGGATTTACATAATAACTTTCGTTATCAAGATATATTTTAGAAATTTTAGAACCTTCTACATACACACGATTAGGTTTTTCTTTTTCCAAATATTTTGTAATATATTTCAATCCCCAAGATTTAATCTCAGAGTTAATTGCCTGTGCTCTTCTAACTGAATGTGCAATATCAATAATATTAAAACCCCATATAACGTGTTGTGTGTATGGTTCTACTTCATTAGCGAGTTTTAATATACCTTCCTTTTCTTTCATTCCCTGCGATGTAAAAATTTGTGTTAAACCATCAACATCAACACCAAGAATTTGTGCACGTTTTAATATAAACGGAAAGTCAAAGAAAGCGGAGTTATATCCTGCAACAATGGTTGGTTTTAAATCTTTTATATATTGGAAAAATCTCTCAATACATTTCTTTTCACCATCTTCACCAAACGCAGGTATTGTTTCTTGTAGACCACGGTTATCCTTAACTCCAATCAAAATGATATTACAAGTTTCGGGATCAAGACCTGTAGTCTCAATGTCAAATACAAATCTATGAACTCCACCATAATCATCAATACCCTTAAATAATCTTTTTCTTTTTTGTATAAGATATTGTTCTACAGGGTTTAAGATTGTAAATAGGTGTCTACACTTTTCATCCCATGGATTTAATCCGCCCATTCTAAAGAACGATACTAAATCGGTATATGATTTAATACTTCTAACGATATGAGTCATACCATTCTCTAAACGCTCGTTGCCATGAGTATCTAACTTCTCAATTAGGATACCAAACTCACCCATACGTTTTTTCTGCATTGCCTTTGAGTTTCCGTAGAAATTCATACCGGTCAAATCACCTACCCATAAAAATGGAGTAAACGAATCAGGTTTAACAATTTTCCCTTGTTCAGGGTCTTGGATAATTTTGTAGATTGTATTTGTGGGATAATCGTATTCAACACCGACGATATACATTTCGTCGTCACCACCGTTTAAGAAGCCTTCAATAACTTCTTGAGAGATAACCTCTTTCATCTTATAATTTTTTTTAATGTGACGTATTAGCTTGTGATTAAATCACAGTTTGCCTTGATAACATTAATAAATATAAGGAAAAAAGGGGGTATTAAAAAATATTGATGTATAATTTTTCTTTAACGGGTAAAATTAACAAATTGGTTGGGTTTAAACTAATGTCTCTAAATTGAACATTTACTTTACCTTCAAATTTACCCACATTTGATGTTTGGTCTGTTGTGAATCTATAAACAATATAGTATTCATCTGTGGTTTGATTGTATAATTTTGTTCTTGTTGTAATATTACAAGGTGACCCTAAAATAATTGGTTCTCCCGTTTTAGAATCAAACATATCAAATGTAATTTCTGCGTTTTCTAATAAATCATTAAATGATGATTTATCGTTTTTTCCGTCATCAATCATTCTCATTTTTAGTATTGGGTCAGATGCCCCTTGTCTTATAAAAAATTCCATATGTTATAAATACTAAAATTTTTAATATAATTGAACTATTCCTCTATATGTAAATGTTCCCTTTATTACCAACTACTATTTGATAATTGTACTCGTTTCCAAATATCGTTAGTTCCACTTATATAATCTTCAAAACAATAATATATGTAATTACCATCCGATGCAATCATACCATTCAAATCTCCTACTTGTCCTTTACTTGTTGTTGGATAGTTTGCACCCAATACAACACCATTTACTTTAATTAAACCATTAAATTCTGCATTTAAATTACTTCTTAATGTAAGTGCAGTATTAGTATGTACATCACCATCCGGACTTACATTAAAATCAATTTTACCAGGACTACTACCATCACCAATCGTTATACCATCTGCATCATCTGCACTAAAAACGATATTAGCAAATTCTTTATAATCAGTTCCTGCCCAACCGGTTGCTACTATTTCTAATAATGCCATACCAGGTGTTATATCGGTATCAGTATCATCATCACTATTACTACGAGCCGATGCTAATATTGGTTGAATTTCAGTTGAATGTCTGTGTAATATTAATTGACCAACGTAATCACTTCCATAATTACTAATTACTAATTGTGAATTATATTCAGTTCCTGCTACTGTTATATTGTTATCATCACCTTCAACATCACCAATAACCATTCTGTCGGTATCTACAATTGTTCCGGATACATACAATGAACCTGTAATTGTTTTATTACCAACCATCGTATAATTACCCGTTTGAGAATAATCACCAATTTGGGTCATACTACCAGAAATAAATTGGAATGATCCTGTTGCCGCGTTAAATGCTCCTGAACCAACCAATTGCATACCACCCGCAGATATTAAAATGTTTCCACTTACGTTTGATAATGTTGTATTTGGTTGTCCCACAATACCCGCGATGTTAATTGAACCTGATGATACGAATATATCACCAAATGGATTTGCTAATGTACCTAATGATGCACCTCTTGGTGATGCGGGAATAATGTTACCACCTAATGTTGTTGTTCCTGTAATTGATAAATTACCATCAATAGTTTGATTACCATGAAAAGTATTAGAACCTGTTGTTGCCAAGGTTGAATGTAAATTACCAACGGTAACTTGACTTGTTATACCAGCACTTACAATTGGTAATACGTCTGTTGATGAAGGTGATGTTACTGAGGGGAGATCGGATATTCTTTTATCTGTTGCCATTATGTTTTAATTTTTGAGTTGTCTTCTTGTAGTAAATAACCACCATCTTCAGTTAAAAGATAAATGGTATACCAATTATTCCAAAATCCATTATTAGTTAAGTAATCTGATGCGTCGTTCCCTGATGTAAAATGTTGATGTGTTGCTTGATTGGCAAATAAAACAAATGAACTTTCTACAAAACCTCTTGAACGGTAAAAATCAATTGATGCGTGTAAACCTGGTACTTCTGTTGTTACTGCGTTTGATGGAACACTTCTGGCAATCACATATCCTAAATCTTCATCGGGACCCATCCACCATTTTACATTACCATAGTCCGTATCATATCTATCGGTTGAATTGGCAATTGCAATATTACCAACCTGAATTGTGTTTGGTATTGTTGGACCGTTGTTGTAAGCGAATAACCTTGTAGTTGCCATATATCATAAATATCTTTAATTAATAAATAGTATATTAAATCTTTAAGGTGCGGTACCCGCATCGTAAATTGATACAGTAATCACATCGGTTGTAGAGAAAGCAATACCATAAAAATCCAAAACATTTAAATGATATGATACTCTTTTAATTACCCTTGAACTATTCTTTGTTACAACAATATCAAACATGTCTCCACTACTATTATCAAATAAAATTCTTACATGATCTGTTACTAAAACAGCTGGATGTGTTGATTTACCACCACAATTACCACTTGCACCTGAGGGAGTGGTAAGTGGGAAAACATTAAAATCTAATGTTTGTGGAACATTATTAAATGTAATTCCTGTTATTGCAATATTATTCGCACTTGTAAAATTATTCATAATCAAAGTAGTGTTTGGCGGATATGCAAAGAAACCATAATGAGTATCTATATTATAATTCAATTTAGCAATTTGTTGAAATGGTGCACATTGTTGAATATTAGCATAACATGTTGTTCCTGTTGATTGAACATAGAACGTACCTGTTGCGGTAGGATTTACGAATGTATAATTACCATCATCATATATAGGAGTTCCCCCTTGCCATAATGTAGCTCTAATAATCATTGGATTCTGACCTAAATCAGTATAATAAGTTGCGGTATAAGTGAACTCAAAATTATGTACACTTGGATTTTGAACTTTAAATTCGTTTAAATCAAATAAAACGGCTTCAGCACCTAATCCGTGATTATCTCCACCGTAAGTTAAAAAAGGTGTGTTTATTCCATCATTAGGAAATACAGGACCACTTGATGATGCACCACAAGTACCTACATAATTGTAATAAGCACCCCCTGAAACTTCTGTAACAGGATTTACCGTATCACCACTATTACTCAACATTATTGATGGACTTGATATATAAGTTACAGTATCAGTATCTTGACCGTCTGTAAAATAATATTCAACCAACATATAATCGAAAGGATAATTAAATGGTCCAGTTGTGAAACTTGGTGGTAATGGAGATGGTGTTGGTGTGGGTGTTGTAGTTTGAGTTGGTGTGATTGTAACCGTATTCGTTGGTGTTGCCGTAGGCATATGAGTCGGTGTATTTGTTATGGTTACACTCGGTGTTGGAGTTATTGTTTTAGTAGGTGTGTATGTAGGCGTAATTGAAGGAGTTAATGTTGGTGTAGTAGATGGTGTTGGAGTTGGAGTAACGGTTAAGAAACAAATTTGATAGTTATTGTAAGGATTTGTTAAATTACCAACAAAATTACCACTAAAACTCCAATAGGTTACATTATCTATACCATTACTATCTAATGTAAATGTTCCATAAATAGTATTACTACTTAAGTCTCCAAAAGAAATGGTATTATTAGCGGTTAAGGCCCCAAAATTATATTGTCTTACTTGTAAGTCTCTTTTATGTATTAGCAATGTAGTAGAATCAACATAAAATTTAGAAGAACCAATTGTACCACCAGTTATGTAACCATATATATAACAATTTGACGTTGTTGGTGTTGGTGTATTTGTTGGTGTTATGGTTGGTGTTATTGTATTAGTTGGGGTTATTGTAGGTGTTGGTGTATGTGTAGGAGTGATAGATGGAGTTGGTGTAATATCTATAGAACGTAATAATTGTATATTATCAATACAAGGTGTTAAACATTGAGTTATATCAAAATTTGGTTGTATTTCAGTAATAAAATGATGTTTAACATGTACAAAATCTAATGGTTCCTCGTAATATTGTATTTTTTTAGTTATATAATTTGCATTAGAATCTCCCCATATTTGAACCATTGGAATTGATGATTGTCTTGGGGAAGGTATGACTTCTTCAAAGTTTTCAACCTTATAAATTGGATTACCATTAAGATAAATTTTTAATGTTCCCAATCTTCTATCTCTTTCGAATGCCCATTTTTTATTCAAATATTCACCATAATCATTCGTAATTGTACCACCTGATATCC